TCAGCGAGGGGAAGACATAGCGCCCCAGCCTTCGACCTTGTCCAGGATCTCGCTCAGGCACACGGAAATGGACTTCTCGCTGGCATCCAGCATCAACGCCGGCGCCTCAGGCGCTTCATAGGTCGCGCTGACGCCTGTGAAGTCAGGGATCAGCCCTGCCCTGGCCTTACGGTACAGCCCCTTCGGGTCGAGGCCTTCGCAGACGCTCAGCGGGGTATTCAGATAGATTTCCAGGAATCGCTCGTTGCCGATGATCTCTCGGGCCTGTTCCCTCTGCAGCCGGCAGGGAGAAATGCAGGCAACGATGGCGATCAATCCTGCCTCGTTCATCAAACGCGCCACTTCTGCGATGCGACGAATGTTTTCCGACCGATCCTCGGTGGAAAAGCCCAACCCCTTGCACAATCCATGGCGGACGTTGTCGCCATCCAGCACAAACGCCGGCCTGCCGCTGTCGACCAACAGTTTTTCCAGGGCAAAGGCCAATGTCGACTTGCCTGCACCACTCAAGCCCGTGAACCAAAGGGTCAGCGGTCGCTGCGAGAAAAGTCGCTCACGATCGGCCGGTGTCACACGGGTCGGATGCAGCACTAGATTTTCGATGGCATCCGTTGTTGTTCTATTCATACCGTTTCCTCATCTCGAGAAGAGTCTGAGCCCGTCTACAAGATAGCCTCACTCAGCGGAACGACTGATGGTCGAACCGATCCAGCGCACGCCCAGGGAACCGCTCAGGTAAGGCAGTCTGTCCGCCTCGATGCTGAGCAGCAGTTTCGTGTTCAGGTAAATCTCAAGTCCACGGGCATTGGCCACCACGTTCAGGTCTCCGCTGAGCGGAAGCCCCGGCACCGCGATGTCCGGCTCCGGCGCCCATTGCGTTCCATCTTGGGTCCACAGCACCAGACGCGCTTCGGTGGCGCTCGAAGGCTGAATCAGCAGAGCGTTCATATCGGTGTCGTCACCGGTGCCCTTATAGGTGACCACCGCCACATGCGCATCCGAAGAAGACTGATCCATCGAATAACTGAAGGACATCCGACGTTCGGCAGCGTCTGCGACCTCACGTTGTTTCAGCAAGCACAACTGACCGGGCTTCGCCTCTCTTTCGCCCGACTCGAGAGCGTTCGGAGCACCGAACACAAGTTCCCAATCCTTCCAGGCATCCTGAATCTTGCGGTGACGATGGAAACTGTCCAGGCGCTCTTGCGAATGGCGGGTGTACAGGTCTTTTTCGAGCAGTTCGGAGACCGACGAAAAGACGTGACCGTGGTGCGCGAAGTCTTTGACGTTCAGCAACCTGACTTCGTTGACCGCGCCGTAGGGCCCCAGGGAGAGGTAGTCCAGCGGTTTGAGCGTGCTGCGCTCCAGCACCCATAGGCCGCTCATGGAACTGCGGCGCGATTCGCGCCCCGTCATCTGGCTTTCGCCCACGAGCATCACATCGGAAGACACCGCCAGCCCCCGGGCGTAGATCGGGCTGCCCGCCTGCCAGATGACCTCATTGGAATCCAGATCGACCAAGGAGCCGATGGAACTGTGGCAGGCGATCTTCTGGCCTTCGTCCGACACCCATATGTTGTGCAGCCCCGTTCGCTGCTCCACGGGATCAAGGCTCACCACTTCCAGTTCCGGATAGGTCAGCACCGCCAGCACCGAACCGTTATGGTGCCCGTGGGCAATCACATAGAGACGTCCGTCTTTTTCGAAGACGGAATTGAGGTGATCGCCAGTGATTTCCTTGAGCGACAACCGATCCCAACGGACGCTGGTCAGTCGCTTCTCCTGGAAGTGCCCGGGCTTGTTCAGGTCGATGACCGAGATGGCGTTCCTGCCGGTATTGGTGCAGACGACCCGGCCATCGGAAGCGCAAAGAATCTGGTGGGGTTGTGACAGGAACGGCTGGGTGGAGTGGGCGCCGTGGGAAAGATAGCCGACTTCGGAGTTCGCATACCCCTGAATGTCGGTCAGCGTGAGATTATCCAGCCCCGAGTGGGACAACACGAGATCCTTGCCGCCCGGAAACCATGACACACCATAGTATTCAGGGCGTTCGTTCTCGATCGGAGTGACTTTTCTGGTGTGCAGATCCACCAGAAGCAAGTATCCCGTTGTAGCGACAACTGCAAATAAAGATTCCAACGCATCGGACCTCAGCGTGACTACTCAACTCGACTCCGATACATCCTTGTCACGTGCAGAGCCACCGGTCGGCAAGTTTAACTACCCAATTCAATTAATCAATCGATCTCGACGATTGAGCGTGCCCATTGCGTCACGGTTTCGATACAAATGCGCCGGGATGCATATTGAGGCGCCTAAACGCAAAAACCCCTGGTTCCTTTCGAAACCAGGGGTTTTGTCTACATCGAATTTGGCGGTGAAGGAGAGATTCGAAACTACCCGTTTGCGTTTTTCGGAGCACACCCCCCCGGTTTACAAGGGCTGCAGAGGAGCGAGCCTCGCAAGCTCAGTCCCATGCCAGTCCCATGGGTTTTGCGCGCCAGGCTGAAAAACAGGGTCGCGAAGGCCATCCCGACGTTTCATGTTGACCCACGGGAAAAAGGTAATTTTGGTAATACGGCGTGAGGCCACCTCTGGAGGCCTTGAAAAACGGGGCGTTCAGAGAATTTCGCTGAGGTAATAATTTGGTAAGCAAAAGGTTAGGAAATTACCTTTCACATGGGTAATACGTCACATCAGCGAGCCCCAGTAAAATAGGGCTGTTGAGAAAAAATTACCTCATCCCTTACCTAAAATTACCCCCTGAGGTAATGCCTGGAAGCCAGGAACCACGAGGGCTGTAGCCCATTTCTGCTACTCGCTTACCAAAATTACCTTTTTCCCAGCCCACCTCTGAAAAATGGCCCAGGCGACAGCCCTTTCCGACGCTTTTCGCATCATGCAAATGGTACTGATTGCCAGGGGACTCTTGGTGACGCGATGCAATGCCGTAAAACACCGGAGAGCCAAGCACGCCGGGCCCTACAGCCGCTTTGCAAGCGGACTCGGCTGTGCCGGATAAGCCGTTGGTGTGAACAGGTCCGAAAAAGAAAATACCCTGTACAGCAGGTTTTCCGGACCGTACCCCCTGCCCGCCGGGCGTTTCACTCTCCAGACGAGCTCGTCGCCGCTTCATAATGCTGTGCAGGGCCTCTGCACCTTTTTGCAAAACCTTGCACAGTGTGCAATCACAACAACGCCCACAGCCCCCGCAGCAGGCTTGGACGGGGCCGACACTTGCACCGCTCTGACCTTTGCAAAAAAAACGGACGCATAGCCCGCCGGCGGGAGGGGGATAAGTGCTTTTTCAATAGATTTTTTTGACGTTGGCCGTTTTTCCGCCAATGCCTTCGGTATCTCAGGGACGAGCGGCCACCGGCGGGCATGAGCTTCGTGCCGCTGCCGGTCAGTGGTACATTTCGCCGCGGCGAGCGAGCTAAAGGAATAGATGATGCAGAACCAACTGATGGCCGTTCCGTTTTACGAAGACACGGTAGTGCTCGTAGGCCAGGACGATGAACCGTATGTATCCATGAAGCCGATCGTTGAAAACATAGGCCTCGCTTGGCAGGTGCAACACCGCAAACTAAGCGAACGATTCGGTTCAGTTATCACCGAAATGGTGACAACTGGCGGAGATGGCAAGCAGTACGCGATGACTTGTCTGCCTCTGCGCAAGCTGCCAGCTTGGCTGTACTCCATCAGTCCCAACAAAGTGAAACCGGAGCTACGGGGCAAGATCACTCGCTACCAGGAAGAATGCGATGACATATTGTGGGCACATTGGACAAAGGAAAGCGCAACCCGGTTGGCTATACCGAACGTCAATCAGCAGATCGCTCTGTCAAGGCATCGTGTAGCACTGCTGAAGGAGCTGCATCGAAACCGCGATAACGGTATGCGGATTGCGCTGCACGAACAGCTCGCGCAGATATCACGACAGTTGGGGCTGTCTGTGCCGCCACTTGAGACCATAGGTCTCAGCTCACCTGCTGCGTCTGATGTAGCCAATCAACTGTGGGATGCGCTAGAGATCTTGGATCGTAATGGCGAAAGGTACAACCACGCCCCGTGGATGAGCGGGATGATCTATCTGAAACTGTCGCAATTGGCCGAACTATTCAAAAAGCACAACATCACCCTGCACTTCGACTCAGCACTGCGAAATGCGATGAAAGTGAGTAAACAGCCACGGTACGTGACAAACGGACCTAAAGGCAGCTCCATCGAAGGAAAAACGATACGTTGCTGGATTTTCGAGGGGCCGCTAAAGCCTGAGCCCACCTTCGACGAGCTACTATCCCGCTTGCCTTCGCAAAAAACGGCGAGATAAACCGCGCTGGCGGGAGGGGGATAAGTGATTCCCCAGCTGTTTTTTCTTCCCTGGACGACTTTTTCCAAGGTGCCTTCAGCACATCCAGGACAGACGACTAGCAGCGGGAATGAGATGCCTACTCAAGTCGGTCAATGGTGCCAGCTGCGTCAAAGGTCAAAGTAAAATAGAGAAGAGCGCTTTGATTCAACCGTGTCGAAAATCGACACGGTTGCCGAGGATGGCAGGATCAGGATCAGGATCAGGATCAGGATCAGGATCAGGATCAGGATCATAGCAATGTATAAAACCTAGATGCCTGATAAGGCGGAATAAGAAAAAGCCGCCTCAACACGGGACGGCTTTAGTTATCTGAGATTTAAAGCCATCTACAAATCAGGACTCAGGTTCATTATCGATCTCCAGCTTTTGTTTTTGATTCATCACTAACCTGAACACTTTACCAACTTCTGGGCGAGCGAGGAGTGAACTGAGCGCCTTTTCCAAAGCTGACTTATCTTCACAATATATCTCTTCGGCATCCGTAATAACTAAACATGGATAACCGTTCTGATCAGCTTTCCACTTTGCAATTTCTTTAGGCTCATAACTTTCAGCCAAAGGATTAACGGCAGCTAATGCCCAATAACTACCACCAGCTTTAGACTTCGAGGTTACAGAAAGAAAATCCATAAAGGGATTGGATTTAAAAACTATATCAACCTTTAGAGCCCCAGAGCTTGCCTCCCCGAGTTGCTTATTCATATTATCAAAAACCGAGTCAATTTCGTCTTTATTTGCCTCAGCTTTTTTTGCAGCATCCTGCCCCTTGTTGAATGAACTAATAAAGTCAACCATTATGAGCAACCTTCTCAATTATTCCAAAGACTGGGAGATGATCAAATTGTGAGTCCTTGCTTTTTACTAAATCGGTAAACCCTGGAACCTCAACAACATGATCACATTTTTTTGATAAAGCCCACTCATTTGAGCTAACAAATGCGTGAGAGAAAATAATCTGATCAAAAGTATGCCATCTCGTTATTTTTCCTGATTTATAAAAATAACTCCCTGAAACTTTATGATCACTACTCTGCTTGGACAAATATTTCCAAAATGGATTATAGAACAGATGAGGTCTGCGCTCCACCAAATCTATATCTCTGCTCGCCATGACCTGCTGACTTAGAGAAGCATCAAAGGGATCATCATTATAATCCCCGAGCAAAACAATAAACTGGTTCCTGTCTGTCTCCGACGAAACTTGATCAATCGAATCTCGAAGTCGTATACCAAAAACGTGCCTGTCCGCGTCATTCTGTGCACACCAAAGCCTACTGGGCCAGTGTGAAACAAAAATATAAAACAGCGATTCAGAGCCACTCACTATAAGCTCGAGCTTTTTTGCAACTTTCAAAATTGAAGCGCCTTTAACAGACAAAACATCTTTACTATCGCTTACAAATATCTTCCGCCGATTGTAAATATAGCAAATATCAAAAACCGATCTACCCGCATTAGTTATCTCTGACGAAAACGTATAATCTTGAAGATCACATGCCTGCTCGAGAAACTTTAGATCTACTTCTGACATTTCACCAAGCGCGATAAAGTCCGCCCCGCAACTTTTTATTAAGTACATCACAACCGAGCACGCAACGGCCCTTTGCTCAGCAGTAGATCTGCTAACCCCCGACGGCGCTAAACTTGTATTCCACCATGCAAAAACCACTTCTCGAGCAGCCTCAGACATTACTAAATTTTCTTCCATGCAACGCCGCTCCGCTCGCAACCTGCCTGTTTAATACCGCATGACAATGAGCATACTATTTTTTTTGAAAGTAAGTCATCTACGCGATTTTATAGAGTGACCGTCCTCAATTGCGCAGACATCAAAGCCGCCTTTGCAGCGTCTTGAACAAAAGCTGCTGTATTGGAAGGTATTGGTGTAGACCCATGGGTGTGAGAGGCAAGCTGGCCATTCATCTCCTGCACTAAATCGAGCAGGTCACAGACAACGGTGAAAATATTAATACCGCTAGACCCCACCCAGTTTTTTGGCGCCTGTAATCGCTGGCATGCACCTGCCAAACTCTGACGCATACCTTCAATTCGTTCCTGCATGTCGCCACCCACCGTGGTGTTGTGCTTCTGACCCACAACCAAGTTCAGATCCCGCCCGGTAGCCTGGTGCAGATCGTCCACCGCAGCAAGGCTAGCCGACCCGCCCGACAGCAGCTTGAGCGCGCCCAGCGCCTCGATCTTCTTCACGCCGCCCACCGTCTCGGTCGAGTGGTCATCGACCGCCCGCGTGTGACTCTGGAACTGCTCCCGGTTGTCCAGGGCCTCCACCTCGCGCTCTATCGCATGATCCCGGATTTTTCCGTCCGTCTGGCGCAGCCAGTTGCCGTCGGCATCGACGCGCTGCTGGGCGGCGCCGCTGTGCTGCCAGACCTGGTCGCCTTTCGGCACCTTCGGCATGCTCAGTCCGTGGGGCAGTATCGACTGGATGTAGGGCTTGTTCGGCAGGCCGTAGGCGAAGCACACCACCACTCGCGTGCCCTCCTCCGGGAAGGCGTAGACGCCCATTTCCTCGCCGCCGGTCGGCAACGGCAAGGGAACACCGGTGAGCGGCGGCATGGCCGGATCCGGCTGGTCGTCCGGGCCCAGGACGACGATGTCCACGGCGTAGCGCGGGCGGTAGTCGTCGCAGATGCCGGCATCCGCCGGCGCATCGGCCACGGCGGTGACCTGGGCGAAGCGCGGCAGGTGGTAACCGCCGGTGAGTTCGGGGAATTGGCGCTCTACTGAGCGGCGGAAAGCGTCTTCCATCGGATGGCCATCTGGTCGTTGGTGAGCGCCACGCTGGTGATGCGCTCGCCGTTGTTGATCGTTGCGCCTGGCCGCAGCCCGGGAAGGGCCGCGACCATCGCGCTTTGGTTGCCCTGGTAGCCGTCGAAGAGCTCCGTGGGGATCTGCAGCGGCGCCCGTGCGCCGAAGAAGCTGTCGGCCCAACTGCCGGCGAACACCTCGCCGTCGCCCGCCTGGTGCCAGGTGAAGTCGGGGATGCTGAACACCCGGGCAAGACTGTCCATCGCCTGGTAGCCGGCGGCGAGGCTGTAGAAGTACGGCGCCTTCACGCCGGCATAGGGCCGGTCCGGCACGCGGAAGCGCAGTCCGGTCTGCTCGCTGATGGCGGCCAGCACGACGCGCAGATCGACGTGACGCAGGTTCAGCGGCAGCGGGTTGGCCAGCACTGCAGCCAGCTCGCGGCAGAACAGCACCTGCTCTACCGCGTTAGCCGCGGTGCAGCGTTCGACGTAGCCGACGAAGTGGCGCTGCAGCGGACCGTCGTTGTAGCCGATATCCAGCGTCACCAGGCCTTTCAGCGCAACGGCGGACTGAACGGTGAAGTTCGCCCGGCCGGGGCTGGTGGCGTCCAGCCGGACGTCCTCCTTGACCAAGGCCACCTGCGACCCGTTGACGGCCAACACCTTGTGCAGCTTCATGCTTTCTCACTCCCGCCCAGCCACTTATCCACACGGCCCAGCACCTTTTCAAAGCCGCTCAGCTCGGGCTTGTCGCCCGAAGCGTTGCCGCCTTCGCCGACCGCGCTGCCAGGCGCGCCCTGGGCGTTCACCTTGTTGCCGGCGCGGCGCTCTTCGACCTTCTCCGGGTTCGACTCGCGCTCGCTCAGCGTGAACTGCACCAGCCAGGCTTTCAGGTTGTCCGCCTCGCGGGCGCTGACGCCCTCGGAGAACTCCACCTGGCGCACGCCGAAGGCCTCGGCGGTGTCGTTGACGACGCGGTACAGGTGGAGCTGGCCACCGCCCGTCGTGGCTTCGGCCAGGCGCATCAGGTCGGTCAGTTGCGTTTGATCGACAAACGGGATCGTCAGCGACACGGCCAGGGTCTTGGGCTTGAAGCCCTTGTGCGCCTTGTCGGTGTTGCTGGTCTGCCCCGACATGTCGCCGCTCTCGATACGCAGGTTGGCGGTGACCTTGAGGTTCTTCCCCTGGACCTTCTGTCCGTCGAGCAACAGCGTCATAGGCCCACCAGCTCTTGGACGAAGCTCAATCCCTCTTTCGTGCCCACCAGCAACAGGCCGGCGCACTGCACCCACTCATGCCCCGGGGCGTCTCCGGCCAGCAGCTCGCGGCGCAGCTCGCTGGTGATGCCCGGGCCGATCAGGCGCGCCCGCATGCTGACGTCAGGCGATCCCCCGGCCAGCAGTTCTTTCAGCTCAGCCAACTGCCGATCCCTTCCTTGCTGCTGGGCGCTCTTGCGGGCGGCGAGCGCGGCCAGGTCGCCCAACGGCGAGCTGTCGGCCGCGTAGCCCTCCAGCACGGCGAGCTGGCCCGCCATGGACTGCTTGGCGGCCTTCACCACCGTGCAGCGCTCCAGCGGCAGCGCCTGCCAGCGTGGCAACGGCCCGGCGCCGGGGATCTCCCACTTGTCGTTCTCCAGCTTGGCCAGGTGCTGGGCGCGGCGCTCCGTGCGCACCAGGTCGGGGATCGGCAAAAGGGCGTTGAACCGCGACAGGCCGCTGGCCAACTGCTCCAGGCGCGTGCCCAGGAACAGGATCGACAGTGCGTATTGCTGCCCGCCCGGGCGCCCCGTGTCGGTGGCGTCCTCCAGCTTTTTCGCCAGGTGTTCCAGCACGTTCGGCGCCGACAGGAAGCGCTGGTAGCCCTTGCCCTGGCCGATGCCGCTCTGGAACGGCGTCACCACCAGGCACGCCGGCGCCTGGCCCAACTGCTCGTTGAGCGCGGCGCGGCCGGCCGCAATCGCGTCCTTTGCCGCGTCACCGACGGGCCCCGGGTTGGTGCTGGCCAGGCCCTCCAGCCCAGCCAGGCGGCGGGCGGTGCCGGCCAGCTCCCCGCCGGCCAGGCCCTGAGCCGCCGCCAGTCCGCCCATCCATTGCGTGGCCTTCTCCGGCCAGCGCATCGTCACCGGTGCCCAGGTCATGCCGGCACCGTCCAGGCGATGTCCTTCATCGCCTGCAGGTCCTTGTCCTGCAGGGCCTTGGCCACCGCCTGGCGCAGGCTCTCGGCGCGCTGCTGCGCGGCCTGGCGGAAGCGCACCAGGTCATGGCTGACTTTCTGCAGTTGCGCGATGGTGTGCGGCCGGAAGGCCATCACCTGGTGGGCGTCGTAGCATGGATAGGTGTCGTCCAGGCCCAGCAGCACCTGGGCGTTCAGGCTAACCTGGTCGTCGATCGCGCTGCCGTAGCGGTAGGCCTCGCCCAGGGCGCTGGAACTGAAGCCGCCGGCGACGTAGGCCGCGCACTCACTCTCGATCAGCTGCAGCTTCTTCGCCTGCAGCGCGGCCAGCACGGCATCGATGTCGTCGACCCATTCGCCGTCCTTCCAGACCTGGTTCGGCCCGGGCTTCTTCATCGTGTAGCCGGCCGGCACCGGCTCGAAGCCCTCCAGGGTGCGCGGCTCGCCGGTATCGATGCTGTACACCACGACGCCGCCGAAGTAGTCCACAAGCTGCCAGGCCTTGCCGTTCCACCATGCGGCCTTGTGTTCGGGGATCGCCGGCGGCGCGGTTTCGACGCAGCCGCCGGGGATCAGGTAGACGCCGGGCTCCAGCGGCGATTCGTCGGCGGTCACGGCCGCCACGAAGATGCCCAGGTGGTTGGTCTGGTAGACGAGTTTGTCGGTCATGCTCGATCTCAATACTTGATGCAGAAAAGAAGGGCCATGTTCTTCGGCCGGGTTTCATTGCCGCCCGAAGGCGTGACGACGATGCCGTGGGTGTGGGCGCCGCCGACGTTCACGCCAACGTTGTGGACGTGCGCTTCCGCCCAGCCGATGCCGACGTTGTGCGCGTGGTTGCCTTGGTAGTCCGTGCGGTAAGGGCGGTTGTCCGCGTTCTGGCCATACGGCAGCTCAAGCGTGACCGCGCTGCCGCCGGCGGTGGACGCGCCAATCGAGATGCCGGCGCCGTTATCGACGTACCGAAAGCCGTGGTCGTGGTTTCCCTGGGCGTCGGTCCAGGCCGCGTGGGTGTGTGCCCCCTGTGCGTCGGTCGAGGCCAAGTGCGCGTGGTCGCCGGCGGTGGCGGCCGATGCGGAGTGCGCGTGGGAAGCCAGCAGCATTTCCTGATAGCTGCCCAGGGCGCGTCCCGGATCGATGCCTCGGCCATCGTCCCAGGCCCGGGGGAACAGCCCGCGCAGATCCGGTAAGCCAAACGTGGTGCTTCCGTCGCCGGCGCCGAATGACGTGCCGAGGCGGGCAAAGAGCGTAGCGAAGGTGGTTCGGGACACGTTCGCGCCGTTGCACTTGAGCCAGCCGGTGGGCGCCGAGGAAAGAGCGAACCCCGCCACCATGCCGGTCATGGAGTCGCCGACCAGCCTCTGCACCTTGTTCAGCGCGGCGGTCGTGGCCAGGATCTCGCTGCTGTTGGTTTCCGGGTCGTCGCTCTTGGCGTTGGGCAGGTTGCCCAGCTGGACGTCGTCTTTCGTCGTGCCCCGGGCGCGGAGGTTCGCGTAGTCGCCGTCCCGCGCCGCGAAGTGCTGGATCAGCGGGCCGGTGACCGGCTCGGGCTGACGCATGTCCGAAAAACCCACCGAGGACAGGAAATAGGCCACCGGCACGCAGTAATGGCGGGCGCCGGCGGAATCGGTGTAGTCGGCCTGTTCGCCGTACACCACTTTCCAGGTCGCCACCCGGTCGTTCAGTTGGCGTTCCAGGCACACGTCCAGGTTGATCCTGCCGACCGGGATAACGCCGGTGATGGGCAGCGCTTCGACCAAGGCCACGCGAATCCCCTCGATGTACGCCGTGCCCGGGCGCAGCTGGAACCCGTTGGCTGTCTTCTCGAAGGCCAGCGAGTCGGCGAAGAAGCAGGCGCGGCCGTACATGCTGCGGTTGCTCTGGCGCTCGCGCTCATCGATGCCCGCCAGGCGCACGGTGAAGTCGTGTTGCCAGGTGCTGGCGTCGATGGTCACGCCGGTCAGCGCCTGGGCGCCGTCGAAGGCCACCAGGAAGTTGCGGGTGACGTTGTTGCCGATCTGCAGCGGCGGGATGTTCTTGCGCTTCTGCTGCAGTGGCACGTAGGACACGGCGAACAGGACGCCGTCGGCGTCCTCCAGGCCAACCCAGTTGAAGTCCCAGTCGCCGACGTCGGATCCCAGCTGGGCGCTGTACACCACCTGGTTGGGGTTCACGAAGCCGGAATTCTCTTTCGGGACGTCATAGACGTGGACGATCTGCGCCGCCGGCGGCTTGCCCGCAGCGCGGTCCACCGGTACGTCCGGGATCAGCCCGGGCACGTTGGCGAAGACAAACCGGGTGATGATCAGGGGCTTTCTCTGGCTTTGCTTCAGGGCGATCTGGCTTTCGCCCGCCAAGGTGATGCTGGCGCTCACGGTGCGCTCCTACAGGCTGGCGACCAGCGTCTGCTGGTCGTCGTTGAAGTCGATCAGGCCCAATTTCAGGCCCACGGGGGTGATGGTCACGAAGTCATAGCGCCGGCAGGTGCGGCCGTACTGCTGGATCAGCACGCGCAGCAGCTCGGGATTGAGCGACAGCTGTGCATTGCTGAACTTCAGCAGCACCACGTCCCAGTCCCGGCCGGGCTGGCGTTCCTCGATCTCGACGTAGCCGACGCCCAGACGCTCGAAGATGCGCTTCATGCCGACGGTGCTGCCGGCATCCACCGAATTGATGAAGGCGTATTTCACGCGCAGGCGGAACAGCGCTTCGGGCTCGCCGGTGAAGCGCGTCACGTCGCGCTGCCAGGCCCACAGCTCCAGGATCGCCAGGTGACAGGTGTCGGGGTCGATCTGCTGGTATGGCCAGCGCAGCCAGCCGGTGACCGTCTCCCACCAGGCCTGGGCGGCGGCGACCAGCTTGCTCAGCTCTGTTCCGCCGAGCCAGAAAGGCAGTTTCAGCTTGGTCATTGCACCGTCACCTTCAGCTGAGCCAGGCGCGGGATGTTCAGGCCGCTGATGATGTCCTGGCCGGGCATGAAACGAAGCGAGGTGATGTCGGCGAACTGCTGGTGCAGCTCTTCGCTGAGACGGCTGTAGCTGAACCGCGACTGGGGGTAGGTCAGAGTCGGCTGGTAGTCGGTGAGCGTGCTTTCGCGGAACGCGGCCCGGACGAACAGTTCCACCTCTTTCACCAGGGCGCTGACGCGCTCGGCGCCGAGGTTGGGTTTCGGCCACAGGAAAAGGTTCACCATGGCGGGCACCTCCGGCATGACGAAGGTCATCAGGTCGTCGCCGTGGCCGTGGTTCCCCTGGTCGCGGATATGCGCGTTGATCTGCGCCAGGTAGGTGTCCGCCGGCACGCCGGCGTCAAACAGCACGTAGGCGTTCGCGCTACCAGGCCCACGGGGCGCGCCGTGTTCGAAGTACACGCCGTCCGGCCGCACGCCCGGGAAGGTGGAGATCATGGCGCGGTACACCGCGTCCGTGTGCCACTGGTTGACCGCCGAGAACTGGTTGCGCACGCGCAGGCGCAACTGGTCGTTCGGCTCCGGATCCGCCCCCGGGGACGCCAGCCAGCCGTCGCGGTTCACCACCTGGACGATGCCGGGGATCGGCACCGGCAGGATCGCGTAGTAGCCCGGCGCCAGGTTGAAGCCGCTCCCGGCCTCGACCGCCTCCACCGGAACGTCCAGCTGCAGCTGGCCCTGCTGGAAAGTCGCCGCCGCCGTGGTCACCAGCTGATAGACGTTGCCGTTGATCGCGGCCGACTGCACCACAATGCCTTTCTCCAGCTCCAGGACGCCGTCCGGCGTGGCCCGGGTGAACAGCAGTTTGCCCTTGGCCTTGGTGGCGCCCTTGCGCTCGACATTGACCGCCCAGGCCAGCATGTCCAGCCAGGCGTCCACCGCCGTCTTCACGAAGAAGTTCGGCAGCACGGTCAGGCACAGGAAGTCCAGCAGCCACAGCACCGGCTTGGTGACCAGCGCGGTCATGACCCGCCAGAACGGCGAATAGCTGCTGGTGTTGGCGACCTTGGCGCCCTGGGCCTCGACCTCCTTTTCCCAGGCGGCTTTCAATCCCGCCTCGGTGGTCGGGATGCCGGCATCGGCGATCACCTTTTTAAAATCGACGCTCACAGGCTTACCTCCATCGATCCGAATTTCAGGGTTTTGGCGGTGACCAGGTAAACGCCCGGCGACTGCTCGGTGATGCGTGCCGTCCCCGGCACCAGGCGCACGTCGTCTTCCACCAGCAGTTCCATCCGCTGCACGCAGTCGCGCTGTTTCAGCCGGTCGCGCTCGGCGACCAGGACGACCAACAGGCCGCTGTCGCGGATCATGTGGGCGATGTCCTGGGCGATGCAGGCGCGGTCGTCGATCAGCAGCGGCTGGTGCGACGGATCCAGCGCCAGGTCGTTGTCGACGATCAGAAGGTCCACGTATTCGCTCATCCGCCCACCGCCATGGCGACCATGTTTTCCATCTCCAGCGGCGTCATCGCCTTGCCGGTGTGAATGTTCACGTTCTCCACGTGCGTGCCCTTGCTCTGGTTGCTGCTGTTGTTCTGGATGCTGGTCAGCAGCCCGCCAGGCGGCACCGCCGAAGGGCGCGCCGGCGACAGGCTGGGGATAGCGGCATTGATGGTCTGCTGCGCCTTCTGCGCGGCGTTGGCGGTGTCGGACGCACCGGTCGCGGCATCGGCGCCGGGGATCTCCGGCATCCCGCCGAAGCGCGCTTCGATGTTCACCCCGGGGATGCTGTTCAGCAGCTCGATCACGCCGTTGACGGCCTTGGTGAAGATGCCGACGATGCTGTCCCACGCGGCCTTGGCCATGCCTGACCAGCCGCCCATGGAGTTGAACCAGTCGGCGAGCTTCTGGAACTTCTCGGACACGAACTGGAACGCGGCCGTGTTCATCAGCGCCGCGGTCCAGGTGTCCCAGTAGTAGATCGCCGCAACGACGACGGCGACCAGGACGAGGATGCCGACCACGATCCAAGTCACCGGGTTGGCCAACAGCGCCGCGTTGACGAGCCAGATAGCGCCCTGCCACAGCAGCATGGCACCGCGAATGAGCGCCAGAGCGGCGTTCAGCGTGTAGATCACGGCCACATAAGCCAGCATCACAATCTTCTGCAGGATGAACACCGCGACGGTGCGCAGCCCCATCAGGCGGAGGACTTTCCACACCGTCAGCAGGCCCAGCCAGGTCATCTTGGCGACGCCTACCGCCAGGGTAAGCATCGACAAGGCGCCGATGATGCCCATGATGGCCAGCGAGGTGATGCCGATCACGCGGGTGATGTTGGGGAACATCTTCGACCAGCGGACCAGGGTCTTGCCGATGTCCACCATCTTGTCCATGAACGGCGTCAGCACCGGGATCAGCACCTGGCCGAACACCGTTCGCATGACCTCCACCAGGGACGCCCACTGCTGCCACGGATCGACCATCTCGCGCGCCATCTGCTCGGCGTTCTCCAGCCCGCGCACCTTGCCCAGCTGCTCGATGCCGTTGCGCAGGCGGTCGCTGTCCTTGGCCAGCGCCCCGATCACCTGGGCGCCTTCGCCGCCGAAGGCTTCCATGAGCTTGGCCCCGGCCGACGCGCTGGTCAGGTCGCCGAACTTGCCCTGCAGCTTGTCCAGGATGGTCATGATCGGCAGGATCTTGCCCTGCTGGTCGGTGAACTTCATGCCGAGCTTTTCCGAAGCGGCGCCGATGTTCTCGAAGAACGCCTTGTAGCGCCCGCCGGCGTCGCCGCCCTCCATGGTGCTGCTCAGGGTGCCGATCACCGCCATCTGTTCGGCCAGGTCAACGCCGGAGGTCGTGGCGATGGCCCCGGCCTCCTTGAAGGCGTCCTTCATGGCCGCGCCGCTGGTGCGGAACAGCTTCACCGCCAGCGCCGTCTGGCCGCCAAGCCGCTCCACCCACGCGCCTTTGCCCATGGCGTCGGCCTGGGACTTCTGCAGGTTGTAGAGCGTGCCGACGTATTCGCCCATGGTTTCGGCGTCGGTCTTGGTGGCCTTGGCCAACAGGTTGCTGGTGTTGGTGAAGATGGCCAGCTGATTGCCGGCCAACCCCTTGATGGCGCCCTCGATCAGGTAGGCCGAGGCCACAAAATCCTTGGCGTTCTCCCCGTACTCCACGGCGAACTCCAGCGACTTGGCGTTGAGCGCCGACAGCGCATCCTCCGCCACGCCGAGCGACCGCACGTCGCCCAGGGCGCGGTTCACCTCCAGCGCCGGCTTCATGGATTCACTGATGGCGACCACGCCAGCCGTCAGCCCGCCGACGCCCAGGCCGATGGTCTTGATGTGCTTTTCGCTCTGTTCCGCAAGGTCGGAAAAGCCCGCCTTCACCTTGCCCAGGGGCGCGGTGACCTTGTCGGTCAGGCTCAGGATGAAAGCCAGGCTGGCGCTACGGTCTGCCAATGTCGTCACCCGTTCAGCGCAAGGGCGATGCCGTTAGCCACGGCAAATTCCATGCGTCTCCAGTGTTCGTCCTCAAGCCACTTGGCCGTCCCCATCGCCTCGGGCGTGGGATCGGCACCAGGTAGCCAGCGGTTCGTCAGGGCCATCAGCTGGCCCAGGCCGTTTTCACTCAGGCGCTCAGCGTGCTCGAGCGCTTTTTTACGATCACCTCAACGTTGGGGGCGTATTCGTCCAGCAGCGCGCCGGCGATCTGCATCACCATCACCGGGTTGCCCAGCAGCGGTTTCAGCGTGGCCTTCTGCTCCTGCAGGACGGTGGTCATCAGCAGGTTGTGGCCCGGGGCGACCTTGTTGGTCTGGGTCAAAGCGTTGAAATACTTGGTCACGTCCGCCGGGGTCAGGTTGAAGGTGAATTCCTGTTCGCCGACTTCCAGGGTGATTGCTGCGTTTTGCTCGTTCATGGGGTGGTTCTCTCGTTGGGGTTGGGAAAAGTGGTGCCCGGGTTCGCCGGCGTCCGCCGGCACACGCCGAGGGCGTATTGCTGCAGTCCGAGGATCATTTGCCGGCTGAGGGCGAGTTCTTCTCGGAGGGCGAAATAATCCGGTCGAGCGTCTGCAGCGAGTTCGGCGCCTCCTGCAGCAGCCACGCCGGCGGCGCCGGCGGTGGCGGGCACAGGTCCTGGGACGGAGCAGGTGGCGCGGATCCGCAGCCGTAGAGAGCCGTCGTCAACAGCGCGGCGCAGGCGCTCGATTTCAGTGCGTGCATGGGTCAGTTCCGTGGTGTTTCGTTGGTCGATGGCGTCCCGCTCGGCGAGCATTTCGCCGCTGATGCGCGCCGCTTCCTGCAGGCCTCGCACCTCCCGTTGCGCGCTGTCGCGCTCTTGCCGCGCCGTGTCGCGTTGTTCTGTGAGCGTGTCGAAGCCGATCCAGGTGATCAGGCACAGCACGGCGATAGACAGGCCTACGCGCAGCATCACAGCCCCTCCGCGCACAACCGGGACTCAGCCAGCCGGCGGTTGTGCAGGCCTGGGACGAATTGCTTTTTGCCCTTGGCGTCGGTCACGAAGGCCCACACCGGCGTCCTGCCGTCCGGCGCCCAGGCCAGGGCCCTGCAGCCCTCGGCGATGCGTCCGGCGTTGATCAGCGCCACCGCACGGCTGGAACAGGTGCTGGGCGCGCCGAAGTTGTGCCCATGGCTGGTCAGTGCGTCGAACGTGGTTTGGCTGACGTTCGGGTTGGTGATGCACTCGGCCAGCTGCAGCTGCGTCTTGCGGATCACCAGCTGCTCCACCTCGGCACACTTGGCGGGCGACCAGTAGTCGCCGACCACGACCGGGTACGGGCTGGTGTACCGGGTGATGCCCTTGCACACGGTCGGCAGGCCGCCGGCCAGCTTGTCGGCGTAGACGGTGTTCTGGCCGTTGCCCTCCCAGGTGCCTAGGAAGATCACCAGCGGGGTGCTGGCCAGCGCGATCAAGCCGGCGGTGATACGTCCGCGCAGGCTCATGGGAACCAGATCCTGAGCAAGGCCGGCCCGACCATCTGCGCGACAACGCCCAGGACGGTCAGCACGGCGAGCATCCGGGTCACCTTGGTGCCGATGTCGGCAACGGTGGCGGTCAGCTCGCGCTGGCCGTCGTTCAGGTCCGAGAGCTGGCCGGCCATGTGTTCGAACTCGCCTTCCAATCGGGTGACCCGCGTCGGGACGGTTTCATGGCGGTTTTCCAGGTCGGTGACCCGGTGTTCGAGTACGGCGAAGCGGCTTTCCTGGTTGCCTTTCGGGGTGGCGCGTGGGGTCATCGGCGCTGTCCTTGTTCGATAAGGGTCTGGCACGGCACGCAGCGGGTTATGCCGCCGAGCGCCTGGCGCTTTTCCGGGATCGGCTGGTCGCAGTCCTCGCAGTGGGTCAGGCTCGGCCCGCTCGGCCGCTTGCGGGCCAGCTGGGCCTTGATCGCCTGGTCGCGCTGGCGCTGCTCCAGGACCTGGGCGCGGTCGAACCAGTCCACCATCAGCGCAGCCCCTCGGTCTCTGCTGCAGCCAGGTAAGGCACGCCGTTGATGCGGATGAAGTCCGGGCTGGTGACGTCAAACGGCACCTTGTGCTTGCTCTTCTCGCCGCCCTTCGGGTCGATGGCCAGCAGGCTGGACACCTTGATCCGGCACCCGAACGCCTCGACGCGCATTTCCTCGTCCTCGCCGGCCTTGGCGAAGAACACGGCGTCAAAGGGTTTCAGCTCGCGGAAGCTGCCCGCCGAACGCGCCGCATCCACCAGCAGGTTGAAGTTGGAGGTATCCAGCTCGAATTCGCCGGCGGCGGCGACGTCGCCGTCCACGTAGCCGTCCGGAACGCCCCGGGTTTGGGCCACGGCGGAGTTGTCGGTGATGTCCAGGGTGCAGCTCTCGACGTGCAGCGCGATGTCGCCCAGGTTCACGTCGAAATTCTTGCCGCCAATCTTTGCCATGGGGCGTTACTCCGTTTTGTCGGTGGAAAGGTCCAGGGCGATGTTCGCCTGCAGATCCTTGGGGCAGTTCAGGGGACGGAGCTTGAAATAGGCCACGACCTTGGTCTTGCTCAGCCACTCCAGCACCAGGTCGCCGTCCTTCGGCGGCTCGATGTCGCCGGGGAACACCTCGCCGTTGAACTTGACGGACTTGGCCATGGCGCGCAGCGGCGCCATCAGTTGGCTGGTGTTGACCGCCATGCTGTTGGGGGTGTTGTTCAGGCGCCGGTCGGCGACGCGCCGGATCAGCAGCGGGCGGATCTGGCGGGCGGCCTTGTCGGTGATGCGCAGGTACTCGATCACCTGGAAGTCGCTGCCCGGGGCGTCCAGCATGTTGCCGTCGCCCCAGTACACGCCCGGGTAATCCGGATAGGTCTGCGACACTGAGATCCGTGCGCGGTCCAGCTCGCTGCGCACGGCCGAAGGCAGCGGCACCTTGTCGGCGTCGATAGGCACAGGGCCAAGGCCCAGCACCGGCCCGGTGGCCACGCGCATGGGGCTGTCGGCGATGCTCACGGAGGCGTTGGCCAGGCGCCCGGCCACCACGCCCAGGTCATTGCCGTGCAGTTGCGCCACCGGCGAGACACGCGGTGCCGCCAGGTTGCCCACCAGCGCCTTTTGCTCGGTGACGTACTGCGACCAGGTCTGCTGGGCGGTGACGCCGGGAGTGGCCGCCAGGATGAAGAGGCGCCGGCCGTATTTGTTGTTGATGGCGACGGCCGCGTCGTTCATGGCCGTCAGCTCGGCGGCGGTGGTCACCGGCTTGGTGATTACCGCGCCTTCTACGGAGTAGCCCTGTTGCTGGGCCTTCTCCAGCGCGCTGGCCCAGTCGCCTTCCGAGCCGATGGGCGCGGCGACGCAGGCCCAGCGCTGGCCGCCGTTGAGCCGAGCCGCGGTGATTTGGGTCTTCAGGTCGCTGGCCGGCGCGCCCAGGGTGGCGTCCAGGTCGCTGTCGGTGTTCAGCGCGATGAACTGGCCGACGTTCTTGCCGGCCGGGCCGATGAAAAGGAAATAACGCTCGACCTCAGTCACGGCACCCTGGCCCAGATTGAGATTGTCGACGGTGACTGTTCCGAGTGCCATGCAGTGCCTCGTTAGCGGGGTGAAGTTAGGATCTGTTGCAGCACCTGGTTAACCAGGAGGCTGGTGTCTCGTTCGGTGGCGGCGCCGATGAACTGGCGTTTGGGCAAGGTGATTTCCCAGCTCTGCGCGCAGCTGGACTCGTTGCGCTGGTCGTCCAGGATCCGGATCAGCAGGCCCGCCTGGGCGTAGTTCACATGCTCCTGGATCCACGCCACGGACGGCCTGGCCAAGGCCTTCTTGCCCGCCTGGCGCACGCGGAAGCCCAGCCGGCGCAGGCGCTTCGCCTGCTTGTCGGTGGCGGCGAGCCCCGGCGGCGTCTTGTTCCAGCGGCGCATCTGCGCGGCGGTTCGCCGCTCGCTGACGCCGTTGTGCTGCTGGGCGGCGACCCAGCGGGTCAGGGCGTTTTTCCAGCCCAGTTCCGCTTCGTCAGCGGTCAGCCGCGTGACGACCATCAGCTTGGCCAGGCCGGCTTCCATCTTCTTTTTGCCCTTGCCGTCGCCCTTGCGCGGGGCGAACGGCGAGCCGTCCAGGTTCCGCTGCTCACGCACGCGCTGGCGGCTCATCGTCCGCACGCGCTTGGTGACCTGGTTCAGCAGCCGGCGGCGCAGTTGAGGCGGCAGGCTGAGCAACGCCAGTTGCTCGCGCACGCCCAGGTGGCCCCGGACGTCGAGTTCGAAGGTGCTACGTCCCGCCATTGGTGGCCACCTCGCCGCGCTCGGCGACCCACAGGTCAAACGGGACGAACGCCCAGGCCTTGCCGAAGGCCTCGATCTCGCCGGCCGGGTCTTCGGCCAGGTACTGCGGTTCGACGAATTCCAGCGTGATTTCCACGTCGAACAGGTCGTTGTCGTCCGGCTCCACGGCGAACTCCGGCGCCGGCAGTTCGTGCAGGTCGCGGTCGGCGTCGTGGTTCTCCAGCCAACTGCCGACCAGAGCCATCAGGCGCGCCGGGTGGTCGGCGAAGCGCTCCAGGATGATCGCGGCGCGGTAGCGCATGTCGCCCAGGTGCATGCCGTCCACGTCGGGTTTCCAAATGAGCTGCAGCTTTACCTGCTCGGTGAAGCTGTCCAGCTGCTCAGGCTCGACCAGGCGGCGCTGCAGCAGGTACGCGGTGAGTGCCTGCAGCTTGGTCATAGCAGCGCCGCCGTGATGCGGCCGCGTCCCTGCAGGACGCGCACGGCCGATTGGCTGTAGGCCAGGAAAGTGTCCTCGCGCTCGGGGGCTTCCTTGCCGGTGTTCTCGGCGCTTTCCCGGCGCGTCACGGTGGCGAACTGCTGCAGGGCGCTGGCCTTGGCGCGGCAGTACACCGCGCGCTTGTAGAGCCTGGCCTTATGCGCATGGGCCCAGGCTGCAGGGGTGGCGATGCCTGCCACGGAGTCCAGGTCCGGCACGCCACTGTCCTGCAGGGCGGCCTTCACGGCGGCCAGGTCGGCGTTGACCTCGACCATGGCGATGGCCAGGGCGTCGGTCAGCAGGTCGCCCAGGAACTCCGCCGGCAGGCGGTAGCCCTTCTGGAACTCGGACACGGAGAGGTCCGGCCAAAAGCCGTCGTTCTCGATGATCTGTTCCACAAAGGTGGTGGGTTTCCCGGAAAAGCTCATTGCTGACCGCTCGAATAGGGCGGGGAGACTGTTTCTCATGGGGCTGGCCATAAATGGCAGACTCACGTCCACAGTTCCCCGCTGGGGGGGTAGTCGGTTATTGGGCGCCGGTGACGGCGGGTGCTTGCTTGGTCAGGGCCTTGCGGCACTTCGCGATGCGCGTCTCGTTGCCGGCCTTGGCGTAGAGCGCGGTGGAGCGTTCCAGGTGATGGAGCGCGGTTTCCCACTGCTCGGCCTCCATGGCGCGGATGCCGACCAGCTTGTGGTACTTGCTCGGGATCTGCTCCGTCAGATCCCATTCGCCGTCCACACGCGGCAGCAGGTTCGACAGGTAGGGTTCCGGGCTGCGGCCGCCGTTGTGTTCGGCATAGGCCCAGTCGATCACCGCGTCCGCGACGAAGGTCTGCACGTCGCGGCGCTTGAATCGCTCCGGCATCTGCTGGCCCTGCCCAATGGCAAAGTCCGCCAGCTCCAGGCCGTCTTCGAACTGCACCGTGTCGAACAGCCAGACCATCACCTGCACCAGGACGCGGTTTTCCATCACCAGCCCCGAATCCATGTAGCGCTGGATAAAGTCCTGGTACTTAGGCAGCAGCTCGTCGCGCTTGAGCGCCTGTTTGCTGGCCAGGTTCTTGAGGTTGCTCAGCCGCTCCAGGTCCTGGTTCAGCGCCGCTTCCATCAGCAGCAGGTGCTTCTTGGCGTTGGCCGGGCTGCTCAGGGCTTCCGCCGGCGAATACGCCTGGGGAGCCGCTGCAACGGCGATCGCTGCAGCGCTTCCCATAGCCAAGGTGCGGCGCTTGTGCGCCAGGGCCAGGCTCACTTCACCAGCTCCACGTTCTCGGTCAGCGCGATCTTTTCCAGCTGCTCGATCACGTAGCCTTCGTTGCGGCTGTTGTAGTCCTCGACGCGGGAGCGCTTCGGGTTGTCCACGGTCTGCTTGCGCCAGCTGGAGCTCTGGAAGTAGATCGACAGGTTGTCCCAACTGGTGACCAGCACCGCGTTGACCGGGAAGAACGGCACGCTGAAGCTCGGCAGGCCGCCGTAGGTGGCGATCACCTGGGCGTCCTCGATGCGTTCCTTTTCGGTCGGCACGTCGCCCTGCTTGGCGTACAGCTTCGCCTTGTCGGCGGCCAAGAGGTCAGAACCGATGATCGCGACCAGGTCGCCGCCGTCGCGCAGGCGCTCGTCCACCATCTGTTTGGTGTCGTGCACCAGGGCGTCCAGGTTGGCGTAATCGCCGCCCTGCCCCAAGGTGACCTTGCCGGCGGTCTTGCCTTCCTTGAGCACCTGCTGCGGTGCCTGCTCGCGCAGTTGCTGCAGCCAGCCCTTGTTCACGTCCTGCAGCATCGGATAGGCGACGATGTCGGTCTGTACCGCCGCCTTCACGCCGTGGAAGCCGACCATGATGCGATCCAGCGCGATCTGCTTCTGCACTGCCGCCGAATAGCGTTGATGGAAGTCCGGAAACTTGGCCCAGGCGTCGATCTTCGCGTAAGGCAGGCCCACGTCGGATTCGGTGGGCGACAGCTCGTAGGTGCTGTTCTCCAGCGCCGAAGCGTCCTTCGCCTCGCGGTCGGTGGTCTTGGTGTTGGTGCGGCCGGTGACCGGGCCGGAGACGCCAATAAAGATCTTCTCGCCCTTGATCTCGTCCACCGGAAAGACGTTGATCCGCTCCAGGAAGTCCGCCTTGGCGGTGATGGCGTCGTTCAGCTCCTGGGCCACCGACGGTTCGACGCTGAACATCTCGCTGGCCACTTCGACACCGTAGGTCTCGGCGATGGCCAACTGCATTTGGGCGTACATCTTGGCGCCGTAGGCGCTCAGGGAACGGCTCATGTCAAAGCACCCGAGGTTTGGCTTTGCCGGCTGGGCCGGTGGTGCGCGGCAGGTTGCGGCCGGCGGTGGTGTTCTGCAGGGCGGTGAACTGCTTTTGCAGGTTGCCCAGCGCGGCCATCACAGCCTTGTTGCCGTTGGCGCTGCGCTTGAACTCGCGTTCCTCTTCGGCGGTGGTGACGATTTCGTCCACGGCCGCGCTCACATCATCGACCAGCGACTGGTCAGGTTCCGGCGCCTCTTCGGCGGCAGGCTCGATTACGGCCTGGATGCCGGCGGCGACGACCAGCAGCTGGGCCAGCAGGGCTTTCAAGGCCGTTGCGGTAGCTTCATCCATTGGGGTTTTGCTCTCGGTTGGGGGTTGCTGAGTGGTTTCGGGGGGGGTGTCTTCGAGCGCAAAACGCTTGAACAGGCGGGTGAACATCGCGGCAAGGCGCCCGATCTCGCCCTGCGGCTCGGTTTGGCCGAATGAGCCAAGCTCATGGGAGGCCGCGAAGTAGGAATCGCGGCTGGTGCGGCTGGAAAAGTAGAGTTCCTGGGTGCCGACGCTGGCGGGTTCGTCGGTGACCGCGATGCCGGTCATGTACGCCTTGCCACGGCCCCGGAAATTCGGAGCGATTTCAATGCTGGTGAACAGCTTTTCGCCGGCGTCGTTCAGGCGCAGCAGCTTGTCGTTGGGCTTCAGCTGCGCTTCAAGGGCGACTTGGCCAGGCTCCAGGTCCTCGCCCTCCTCGACCAGGCGCACGGCGAACACGGTGCCGAACGAGCCGAACCAGCGGTCGTGCTCACACCAGATAACGGCGGTGTACAGGGTCGGCGTGTAGGTCTCGGCGATGTCGCGCAGTTCCTGGGGCAGGATCTCGCGTCCATCGACGGTCGGGCCGCTGGTGGCTACGCGTTTCCAGTAGGAGACAAGGGAACGGGGCATGGTCGGTGACTGCGCTCAATCGTTGAATGAACCGCCACGATAGGGAGCCGTCGGGGCCCGAACAAACGGTTGAATTCCGACTTCCTCCTATTTCCGTGATGTAGGAGGTTCGCGGAATTTAACCCCGCGTTTACCGAGTTTTCGCCGCATAGACTGCGGCCCATGAACTACCCGACCGAAGTCAAAGAAGCCGCCAAACGCCTCTACCTGCGCCGCTGTTCGGTGAAGGAGATCCAGGCGCACCTGAAGCTGCCCAACATCCGAATCGTCTACTACTGGATCCGCCAAGGGTGCTGGGACGAGATGCTGACGGATGAGGAACCGCTGAGCGCGGTCAGCCGACGGATCACCTTGATCCTGGAGAAGGCCGAGACGCTGGCAAAGGGCGAACTCGACGAGCTGGAGCGCCTGACCACGCTCCGGGAGCGCCTCATCAAGCAATCGAACAAGCCGGCGCCGGCGCCGTCTGCGGACGGCCCGGACCAGGCCCGGGAGCGCCCGTCAGGGCAGCGCCGCGAGCGCGGCGAGGGTGGCGGCAAGAAGCGCGAAAAGAAGGCCAAGAACGACGTCAGCGGCCTGACCGAAGTGGACTTCCTGGATAAGTTCATCTCCAAGATGTACGCCTACCAGAAAGAGCTGTTCGCGGCGAAGCAGAACCCGCTGACCCGCCGCATCCGGAACATCCTCAAGAGCCGCCAGGTCGGCCTGACCTACTACTTCGCCGGCGAGGCGTTCATGGACGCCGTGCTGAGCGGCGACAACCAGGTGTTCCTGTCCGCCAGCCGTGCGCAGTCGGAGATCTTCCGCAGCTACATCGTCCAATTCGCCCAGCAGTGGTTCGGCATCGAACTGACCGGCAACCCGATCACCCTGAGCAACGGCGCCGAGCTGCGTTTCCTCAGCACCAACAGCAGCACCGCCCAGGGCTACCACGGCCACGTCTACGTGGACGAATACTTCTGGATCCGCGACTTCGAGAAGCTCAGCACTGTGGCCAGCGCCATGGGCACCCACAAGAAATGGCGCAAGACCTATTTCTCGACGCCCAGCGCCGTGTCGCACCAGGCGTACCCGTTCTGGTCGGGGGAGGAGTTCCGCAACAGCAAGCGCGGCAAGAAGGCCGGCGGGGAGTGGCCGAGCGAAGCGGCCTACACGCAGGGCGCGCTGTGCCCGGACGGCCAGTGGCGCAAGACGATCACCCTGGACGATGCCATCGCCGGCGGCTGCGACCTGTTCGACCTGGAGCAGCTGCAGCTGGAGTACGACGAGGACAAGTTTCAGCAGCTCTTCTACTGCAAGTTCATCGACAGCACCCAAAGCGCGTTCAGCCTCAAGGACCTGGAGCGCTGCTACTCGGACCTGTCGTTGTGGGACGACTTCAACCCGGAACTGGATCGGCCGTTCGGCAACAGTCCGGTCTGGCTGGGCTACGACCCGAGCCGCACCCGCGACGACGCCACCTGCGTGGTCGTCGCGCCGCCGCTCGAACCCGGGGCGAAGTTCCGGATCCTGGAGAAGCACAGCTGGCGGGGCCACTCGTTCACCTACCAGGCCGCCCAGGTCAAGAAGCTGACCGAGCGCTTCAACGTCCAGCACATCGGCATCGATGTCACCGGCGTGGGTTACGGCGTTTTCGACCTGGTGCGCGACTTCTATGCCAAGGCGACGCCTATTCACTACAGCCTGGAGGCGAAAAACGCCCTGGTGCTGAAAGCCCAGGACACGATCCAGGGGAGCCGCATCGAATGGGACGCAGGCTGGAACGACATCGCCCAGGCCTTCCTGACCATCAAGCGCGGCGCCACCAACAGCGGCCAGATCACCTACAGCGCCTCGCGCACCGATGCCACCGGCCACGCCGACATCGCCTGGGCGGTGATGCACGCCCTTTCCAACGAGCCTTTGAACACCAACAAGCGGCGCCGCAGCCGCTACGTAACGAGTAACCAGAACAGCCATGGCCAACCGCAAACGCAGAATGCAACACGAAGCCAAACCGAAGCAGCAGCCGATGCGCACGTTTACGTTCGGGGAACCGGAGCAGGTGTTGTCCGGCAACATCGGCGAGTACGTAGGCGTGTTTCCCAGCGACGACGGCAAGATCTACAAGCCGCCGGTGTCGCGGGTCGGCCTGGCCAAGCTGCTGCGCGCCAACGCGCACCACGGCGCCATCCCGAAGTTCAAGCGCAACCTGCTGCTGCGTGAGTTCATTCCCTCGGCCGGCTGCAGCACGGAGACGATGGGGCGAGCCGGCCTGGACTACATGGTGTTCGGCGAAGCGTACCTCTACAACGACACCAACGCGTTCGGGCAGGTGCTGGAGCTGCAGCACCTGCCCGCGATCAACATGCGGGTGAAGGTCGACGGCGGCTTCGTGATGCTGCTGCCCGACAACAAGGAAATGGAGTTCGAGGCGCACGAGGTCTCCCACGTCCTGGACTACGACGTGGAACAGAACATCTATGGGATTCCCGACTACCTGGGCGGCCTGCAGGCGCTGCTGCTGAACGAGGCCGCCACCCTCTTCCGCCGGCGGTACTACAGCAACGGCGCGCACGCCGGCTACATCTTCTACACCAACGACCCCGACCTGACCGAAGAGGACGAAGACGAGCTGCGCGCCCAGATCAGCGCGAGCAAGGGTGTGGGCAACTTCCGTTCGATGTTCGTCAACATCCCCAACGGCAAGGAGAACGCAATCCAGATCATCCCGGTGGGTGACTTCCAGGCGAAAGACGAACTGGAGAAGGTGAAGAACATCACCCGGAACGACGTCATTGCGGCCTGGCGAATGAACCCCGCGCTGGCCGGCATCATTCCGGAGAACACCGGCGGCTTCGGCGACATCGAGAAGATCGATCGGGTGTACACCAGCAACGAGATCAGGCCGATCTGCCAGCTGTTCAACCAGCTGAATGATCGACTGCGAGATGACAGGCGATTTAGCTGGATACCTGCGCCAAAAACAGTGGAATCGACTGCATGAAAGACACCTTGCAGCGAGTACCACTACAAAGTATGGCACTATGGTGGCGATCAGTTGCCCCTGGGGAGGGACACCATGAGAGTTGTATGCAAGTGCGGCCACAAGGGCCGGATTGCCTCGCGGGAAGAGGTAACAACGGAGTTCGTGAAGCTTTACTGCCAATGCCTGGACGCAAAGTGCGGGCATACCTGGGTGGCGAACCTGACGTTTTCGCACACGCTCAGTCCGTCATCGCAGACGTTCGAACGGTTACTCATCGATCGCCTGCGCGAAATGCCCAGGGCGAAACAGCGGGAGCTATTCGAGCAGTTGGGAACGCAGGCGGTGGCATAGCGACAAATCGCCGACACATGGCCGGCGATCGGGATCATTCAACGAATGACTTTCAGCCCCCTACAGACTCCTTTGGGTTGATTGCCATTATCTCGGCTAACCGGCGAACTTGCTGTTGTTCCACTTCGGTGAGCCGACGATAGAGATCGATCAGGCGACATTCGATTTTGGTGAGTCCAATGGCTTCCGACTCGATATTTTCGAACGCGGTCTGATCGTTCTTCTTGCGATCCAACATGCTTACTACTCCATAACGTGCATTGCTGATTCGACGTTATCGGAGCGGCCAACCGCATTGGAACGGGAGCACGACTAATGAGTCATGAGCTTTGCTTCAAGTTACAACCGATGGCGAGCCGCATCGTCAGCCATGGCTTCAAGGAAACGACGGATCGCTTTTTGATCGTCCGTAGTGATGCTGCGGAACTGCTTAATCAAGCAGTCCTCGATTTCGTTCAACGTGCTTTCAGCCAGGTTCGTACGAACGCCAGTAAGGATGTAGGGAACGTCAAAGCCGAACTGCAAAGCGACCTTACTCAGGTAGGGCGCAGGTGCATCGCTCGTTCCTGCCTCATAGTTCGCTTGAGTACGCTTTACCACGCCAATTGCGTCCGCAATCTCAGCTTGGGTCATACCGCAGCGCTTCCGTTCTTCCTGCAGGCGGGAACCAATTTCTTCAGAAAGATGCAAAATTATTCATCCAAAATATTTACAAATGCATTGTGATGCACCATTCTGCATTTCACACCACATGAAATTGCATGGATTTGCACTATGCCGAAGATGAGTATCAGCGAGCAAGCCCGCCAGAAAGCGCGGAAAGCTTTGGAAAAGCGCGGGCAATCCGCGAAAGATTTTGCACTTCTACATCACTTGAGTCCCAGCACCGTATACGCGGTACTGAGCGGCCAGAGCCAATGTCGCCGTGGGGAGGCACACCGAGCTGCAGTGTTACTCGGCATCAAAGACGGTGTTATCGAACAGTAATGGCATCACTCAACAGGGAACAGTAGAAGATGAAAAGCTCCGTTCTAGAGACGCGCAAGGAAGCCATGCGCGAGATTATTCGAAGTCATCCGGATGGGCGCGAAGGTGCTGCCGCTCGTTTGGGAATGAAGGTCAAAAAATTCGACAACCACGCCTATGAAAATGCGGGCTGCAGTCCACTGACAGACGCTCAGATTCATACGCTGGAGCAAGCCAGCGGCACCAGCTATTTCCCGAGTTACGTGGCGCAGTTATACGGCGGTCTGTTTGTGGCCGTCGCCGCTCCGGAGAAACTGGACAACGTCGAGTTGTATGCCCGATCGGTTCAGGCATCGGCAAAGCGCGGCTGTGTTGACCAGGCTATCGCCCAAGCGCTTGAGGACGGCTCAATCAGCGTTGAAGAAGCCGAACACATCCTAGCCGCCCACAACCTCCACATGGCAGCGCGTCACGCTGAGGTGCTTGCCGCTATCGACCTGTATCGCGCCAAACCGGGGAAAAGCCAATGAACAACTTGCCGGCAGTACAGGAATATCAGGACATGCTGAAAGCCGCAGCGCTCGCGTTTCTTGAGCGGCACCAGTGCGAACACCTGGGCGACGATCAGCAATTGTTCAAGCGGGCCGTCCAGCACCTTGTGACTGATTACAACGCCACGACGCAGCATGCCGAACGACTGGTGCATTTGGCCAATAGCGAACTGTCAGCGGTGAGCGATCGGCAGCGATTGGACGTCGTAAACAGCACCTCCACACACACCGTAATTTTCGACACCTCCACCGGCAACACCTGGGCAATCCCGGTCAGCCTGATCTACGAGCGCATCCTCGTTGCTCCCGATAACGGGCGCTTCCGCATTACCGCTTCGTAACAACCAACCCCTAAGTCCCCCTACCCCACCGCCGTGGGTTTGGGTGAGCTGCGCCCGAAATTGAGGTTTGACGATGGAAAACACCCTGAATATCCACGCAAAGCTGCCGCCGAATCAGGCTCAAGCGCTCCTGGCCAACCTGCGTGAACAGTACCGTCTCAGCCTCAATGACCTTTGGTACGCAGACCAATACCGCTTTATCCCCGAAGGCCTGCGTCACGGTTCGATTCTCGCCAATTCCCCCGTGATGGCCGCTCAGAAACATCTGATCGGCGCCCTCTCCCTCTGCCTCAAGAAAGTGAAGTAACCATGAAAGAGCAATTGCGCGACGACGTGATCGAGCGCCTGAAAAAAGAATATGGGCTTAAGCAACGGTCAGGCGCCCACTACATGCGCGGGGGCACTTGCCCGAAGTGCCGGCAGAAGACGCTGTACACCCGTTTTGATGCTCCGTGGTTGGTGATCTGCGGCAGACCCGAGAAGTGCGCTCACACGATGCATGTGAAAGAGCTGTACGAGGATCTGTTTGAAGACTGGAGCAAGCGTGCGCCGGCGACCGATCAGCACCCCAACGCGACGGCTCGCGCCTATCTGGAGTTCGCCCGGGGCTTCCGCATTGAGCTGATCCAGGGCTGGTTCACCCAGGAAAGTTTCTACTCCGTCGAACACAACGCCGGCAGCGCCACCGTTCGCTTTGCATTGGAGAAAGGCGGCTGGTGGGAACGCCTGATCGACCGCCCGCACCGCTTCGGCAAGATGAAAGCGCGCTTCAAGTCCAAGGACAGTTACCGCGGCGTCTGGTGGTGCCCGCCCTGCGTGGATCTGCTGGAAGCCAAAGAACTCTGGATTGTGGAAGGCATATTCGACGCGATCGCCCTGGTGCACAACGACATCGCAGCCGTATCAGCCATGTCTTCGAATGCATTTCCGGAGGAATCGCTACGGGCGCTCGCCCGTGACCGTGAAGGCAAGCTGCCGAAGCTGGTGTGGGCGCTGGATAACGAACCAGGCGCGCACACCTACACCAAACGCTGGGCAAAGCAGGCGCGAGCCTTGGGGTTCGTCTGTGAGGCGGCACAGATCCCTCTTCGTGACGGCCGCAAGACCGACTGGAACGATCTGCACCAGCGCTGGGGTTTCATCGAAGACGAAAGCGATCGCGCCAACCAGGTGGCGGCAGATCTGAAACAGGCCCGCCATCTGGGCGCCCTGCTGCTCGCCGAGAGCGCCGCAGAAAAAGCCCTGCTCATGTACGACTGGAACAAGCGCGGCGAATTCCACCTGGGCTTCGGTAGCCGCTTGTACTGGTTCAAGTTGGACATGGAGAAATTTAACCGGGCAATGCAGGACATCGAGGACAGCGAGAACCACGACGACCAGTTGCTGAACCAGTCGCAGCAACGCGAAAAGGCCCTGCAGCAGTCAGGCAGCGTCGTCGAGATAGCTAACTGCTACCCGCAAGCCCTGTATTTCCAGCGCAACGAAGTCACCGACGAGTCCTGGTACTACCTGCGTGTGGACTTCCCGCATGACGCCGAAAGCGTGAAGAACACCTTCACCAGCGGTCAGTTGTCGGCCGCCAGCGAATTCAAGAAACGTCTGCTCGGCATGGCCGCCGGCGCCATGTACACCGGCAGCGGGCAGCAGCTGGACAAGCTTATGAAGGATCAATTGTTCGGCATCAAAACCGTTTCGACGATCGACTACGTGGGCTACAGCAAGGAATACGGCTGCTACGTCTATGGCGATATCGCGATCAAGGAAGGCGTTACCTACAAGGTCAACAGCGAGGACTATTTCGAGTTCGGAAAACTGCGTCTGAAGACGCTGCAAAAAGGTGTGTCCATCACGCTGCAGCGAGATGGCAAGGACTTCGACGAAGCCTGGCTGAAATTGCTCTGGACATGCTTCGGCGCCCAAGGTCTGGTCGCCCTGGTGTTCTTCTTCGGCTCGCTGTTCTGCGAACAGATCCGCAATCGTTGCCAGTCGTTTCCCTTCTTGGAAGCCACAGGCGAGGCCGGCGCCGGCAAGACCACCTTGCTCAATCTGCTGTGGAAGCTGCTCGGCCGCGAGGGTTACGAAGGCTTCGACCCCATGAAGTCGACAAAGGCCGGTCGCTCACGCTTGATGGGCCAGGTGTCCGGCATGCCCGTCGTGTTCCTGGAGGCCGACCGCCACGGCGATGATCGATCGCATGCCAAGACGTTCGAGTGGGACGAACTCAAGGACTACTACGGCGGCGGCACCCTGGCCACCAAGGGGGTGAAGACTGCCGGCAACGAGACCTACGAGCCTCCGTTTCGCGGAACGATCGCCATCAGCCAGAACGCCCCCGTGGTCGCCCACGAAGCGATCATGACCCGGATCGTCAAACTGCACTTCATCCGTCCCACCGTCACCCCGCAAAGCCGCGTGGCGGCAGACAGGCTCAACGCCCTGGACGGCAAAACCTTGAGCCACTTTCTGATTCGAGCGGTCAGCAAGGAGTCCGCCGTGCTTGAGCTCTTCACCCAGCGCATGCCCGAGCACGAAGCCAGGCTGCGCCGCCTGCATACCCACTGTTTCGCTTGCGGCACGGAGTACCCCAGCGAGCAAGGCAGCTGCAGCAGTTGCGGGTATGACCTGCGCGGGTACATCCGGGTGGAGCGGATCAGCAAGAACCACGCGCAACTGCTCTCGCTGCTCGATGCTTTGCGCTTTGTTGTGAAACTGGAAGATCCCCAGGTCGCCGCCACCCAGCGCCAGATAGTGCGCATGGCCATTGAGCGCCAGGCCTCGATCAGCTCCGACCACCCGGCGGTCGCCGAGTTTTGGGAGGTATACGACTACCTCCAATCGCTCAGCGAAGACCCCGTGGTCGACCACAGCAGCGATCCGAATGTGATTGCGATCAACCTCAACGAATTCAGCGAGCGCGCCGCCGAACACAAACAGAAGCTGGCCGACGTGGCGACCCTGCGCGACCTGCTGAAAGAGTCCCGCTCGCACAAGTTTGTGGAGGCCAACAAGGCCGTCCATAGCGCCGTTCGGGCAGCGTTAAACGCCAAAACCCCACTGGCTCCAGGCCGTCCGACGACGGTCAAGTGCTGGATCTTCAAAGCCTGAGAAGGAGGCAACACCGATGCAAATCCAAGTGTTTATGGGCAATGCCGGCGACGGCAACACGAACAAGCTGCAGGCAGTCTTCGACCAGTTGCAGGCGTTGGGGCACACCCAACCGGTGATCCAGGCCGGCGCCTACGGCGAAGAAGGTCTGCTGCAGATTCTTGAGGTGCGGGCCGCCGGTGGCCAGCGCGACATCCTGGTCAACGACTGCAGCCGGCAACAGATTTTGAGGGTCTTGGAATGGCAATCATGCGTGGAGCATGAGCCTGTTTTTGACGACCTGGTGATACACCTGGCGCGCAAGGACTGACCTGAAAAAACAGTGCCGAGGAGTTGCAGCTCCCCGACACCCAACCACCACCGAGGGCAATACCATGCAAGCACAGCACCACAGCAGCAGCGCCGCGAAGGCTAACACACCGGCACGGCACCTGGTGGCCACCGCGATCATCGGCGCGGCCATGATCGGTTACCTGATTCAGAAAACCCCGGAGTCGCGCACGCGCCTCGAAAACCTGAGCCAGATCGCCGGCACCTTGGGCCAGCTCAGCGATCGGGACGCCGCCGTCGTGGCCGACCTGCTCGCCCACCCTCCCCGCCGGCGGGAAGCGGCGGTCGCCGGGAGCGAGCCCCATGTCTGACCGATCCAGCGCCCACGGCATACCGCGCTTTCCCTGGGACCTCGACGCCAGCAGCCTGTGCGACCAGTGCGGTAAATGGCGCGTACAAGGCAGCCACGCGCAGTGCAGCCGCACGCGGCAGTTGCTCAATGCCCACCGGCGCAAGCAGCCGCCGAAGCGATAGCTGCGTCCACTAGAAAACGCGCATCCAGATACTTGGCCCGGAAACGGGCCTTTTTGTTTCCGATCGTCAGACTGTCGATACACGAGTACAGCGTTAGGGGTTTACATGAGTGGCGTCGAAGCTCGCGGCAATTCCGTGAGAATCTACTTTCAATACAACGGGGAGAAATGCCGGGAATCCGTCCCCGGGGGCAACACGCCGGCAACCGTCGCCCAGGCCAGGCGCCTGCTCGACATCATCGATTACGAGATCCAGACCGGCACCTTCGATTACGCCCGGCACTTTCCCCACTCCTCAAGGCTGGTGGAAAACACCTTCGGCCATTACCTGGACCTGTGGTTGAAGATCAAGGCCAACAGCGTGGCGGCGTCCAGCTATCGCGGGTATGCGAACAAGGCCGAAGTGCATGTGCGCCCGCGCTGGGGCAAGCACCAGATCAACCAGATCGATCACCTGGATCTGCAGGAATGGATTCAGGGCACGCTGTCGAAAACCCTGAAGAACAAGACCATTCGCGACATCATCAGCAACGTGCGCCAGGTGTTTCGCCTGTACCGCACGCGGATGAAGGTCGCCCATGACCCGACCGAAGGGCTGATGGTCCGCCTACCTGATCCGGAGGCGCCCGATCCTTTTACCCGTGCCGAAATCAAACAGATCCTCACCACGCCAACCGACCGCACACTGGAGCTGCTGATGGTGCAGTTCATGCTGTGGGCCGGGCCACGGGTCTCGGAAACCATCGCCCTGGCCTGGGAAGACGTCGACCTGGCACAAGGCACCGTGACCTTTCGCCGCTCCAAGGTGCGCGGCGCCTACCGGGTCACAAAGACCCGCCGATCGACGCGCCGGGTGCGTCTGCTGGCCCCGGCGTGGGAGGCGCTACGCAAGATTGATGCGCTGACCCGCCGGCGCAAGGCGGAAACCGTCGAGGTCGTCGAGCGCGACAACAAGACAATCCGCCGACACTCCCTGCACTTCGTCTTCCTCAACACGAAAAGCGGTCTGCCGCATGCCAACGACTTTGTCGTGCGAGACCGCTTTTTCAAGGCACATCTGCTTGCGGCCGGGGTACGCTACCGCGGGCCTGGGCAGTGCCGGCACACCTACGCCAGTCAATTACTCACTACTGGCGTGGCATCGATCGACTGGATCGCCGAGCAGATGGGTCATACCAACGGCAATATGATCCGTCAGCACTATGGAACCTGGATCAACGAGGACGGACCGGACGTGGTAGGGATGCTGCAACTTGCCCTGAAGTTGTCACCGGTCACAGTTCTACACTGAATCCGCTGAGGCGCAGCGGTAGACCAGCCTGGGGGAGTCTCGTTTCCAGGATGCCAAGAAAAGGCCCCCGCACCTAGGCAAGGTGTGGGGGCCGACTGAACATAGGACGTAATTATGTGTAGCTGTCTACTCCAGTGCTGACCAATCATTGGACTGGAAGCCGGTGCTCGTTGCTTTCAGAAAGCTAGCCTCATAATCGCGAATCGAAGTAAATAACTCGTTATCCCTGAATGCCAACGCCGCCATACAGCAGGCCATGAGGCCTCTATACATATAATTCCAAAAATCCGCACGATGCTCAGCTTGCCTCGTAGTCCCGTGCATGCCTCGCATAAAAAAACCGGGTGGTGCTCCCCCATACATATCCATGATCTGGGGTGAAGCTGCATGGACGTAACCCGAATATGCCTTGCTAAGCGTTCTGGCACTATCCAAGTGCTTGCTACAACCTTTTGGACCGCTCACGCACCGATCCAAATACGCACGAATTTTTTTCCTTGGCACCATTCCCTTGTTTATCGAAGAGACAGACTCTGCGTGGGAGTGAAATTCCTCTTGAAAGAAATTCTCCAAGTATTGCTCAAGTATAGGAGTCGAATCTCCGTTGATTACTGAGTATGCCAAGAACGAAATATCTTCGGTAATTTCATCGAGGATACGTTGTAGAGAGGCCTGTTCTTGAATAAACCCCGCTTCAAGCAACAACTTTGCCGCGTGGAGGCTACTCACCATGCGCGCCAGCTTCTGCACCAACGCCTGATAGATCGTTTTCTCAACATGTCGATAGACAAACGAATCTCTAAATTCAACTTTTTGGGGAGCGGGGACGCGCTCTGCAAACACACTGACGATGCGCTCCATGTAATTCAACGCTTGTTCGTAATGCAT